CATCAAATAAAGTTGATAGTAGAACCACAGCATATACATGTTGGAAATGCACATCTAAACTTGTTAATGGACAAATATTGGAATTATCAAAATAATTATCTATTATTAAAATAAAATGTTAGAAGCACAACAAATTAAAGATAATTGGACTAAATATCGAGAGTTCGTTAATACATCATTTCCTACTAGAAAAACTCAATTAAATAAATTATATGATGAACTCGAAGAAAGATTGGTATTTATGCCAGCATCTTCCATGGCTCATTATCATAATGCATTTGCAGGTGGATATATAGATCATGTGCTTCGAGTTATAGATTGCGCAGAAACTTTATATGATGTTTGGTTCCATCAAGGTGCTGATATGTCAGGTTATACTAAAGAAGAATTATTATTTTCTGCTATGCATCATGATTTAGGTAAATGTGGTTTTCCAGGACAGGGTAATGAAGTATATCAAACTGAAACTTCAGATTGGCATCGAAAAAATATGGGACGTCTTTATAAACATAACGAAAAAATTCCTTTTACAATGGTACCTGATTTGTCATTATTTTTACTTCACAAGTATAATGTAAATATGTCTTGGAATGAATATCAAGCTATTAAAATACATGACGGTATATATGATGATGCTAATAAACCATATTTTATTTCTAGATCAGCACAAGCTAAATTAAAAACTAATTTGCCAATAATATTGCATCATGCAGATCATATGGCTGCTCAAATTGAATATGAACGATGGAGAAATTATAAAAATGGAACTCCAGTAAAAACTTCTGAAAAATCTAAAACTACTAAATCTAACGCATTGAAAAATTTAGCAGAATCAAATCCTAATATTAAAGAATCAATATCAGATATTTTTAGTTCATTTAAAGAAGCTAAATCATGATATTACTAATTATTTTATGTATTATTTTTGCAGGTGGTGGTGGATATATGGCTTATAGAGCTTATATATTAGCAGGACTTTTATCTGATATTGAAGACTATTATATTAATGTAGAAAAAACTAATGTTTTTATGTATGATAGAATACAAAAAGCATATAATAATATGAAACAAATTGACCGTTTAGGTGCATTTGAATCTGAAGATGAAGCAGGAACAACGTTTCAAATGTTAAAAGAAATTATAGATGAATTAAAAGGAGAATTTGATGGGCCGGAGAAAGAAAAAGAGTAATAATTATTGGACAAAGATAACAGAGTTATCAATAACAGCATATAATAATACATATGATAATCCAGCATTACGAGAACGTATATATCGTAGATTTGTATATCCACCTCTTATGAAATTAGCAGAAAATTTAATAAACAAAATGAAACCAGGTTATATTAGATCTAATTTTAAAGATTTACAAACAGATTTAGTAACATATTTAACTGCTAGATTAGATAAATTTAATCCAGAAAACGGCAGAGCTTATTCATATTATACAAGATCGTCATTTAACTATTTAATTGCAGAAAATCAAAAAGCATATATTAAATTAAAACAAAAATCAGAACCAGTTAATATAGATGAAAATAGAAATGTATTAATTGAACTTCATAATGATGAAATGCGATTAACATTAAAATATTTTATGGATGCTTATATAGAATATTGTTATGATAATATTAATCATATATTTTCAAATCCAATTGATATACATGTTGCAGATTCTGTTTTACATATATTCGAAACAAGAGAAAATATTGAAGAATTTAATAAAAAAGCTTTATATGTTTTTATACGTGAACGAACAGGTTTACAAACTAATAATATAACAAGAGTTATAAAAATTTTAAAAAGTATATATGAAGCTAAATTTAAAGAATACGAACAAACAGAATTCATAAAATTACCATTTTGATATTTATATTTAAAGTATCATATTATGGACAATAATGAAGAAATATTTAAAGGAGTATCGTTTTCAGATTTAATGTCAGACGTATATCATAATTCAAAAAGAACATCTAGACAAATAAATCAATTAATATCACAATTACAACCATTGATAAAAAATTCATCTGATGCTACTATTATAGTTCCATTGATTAAAGAATATTTAGAAGTTTCAGTTAAAAATGATGATCATTTAGTAAAATTAACTGCAATTGTACAAAGATATATTTCAACAAAACAAACAATTGTAGGTTCTGATAGTCTATTAAGTGATGAAGAAAAAAAACAATTATTACAAATTGCAGATGACACATTAACTGGAGAATTAGAATCTGAATTAAATTCTATAGAAGAAGAAGAAAAAAAATTACACGAAAAAATTGAAACTGCTAAAAATAAAATGAAGGATTCTAATGATTGAATTTTATCATGCTGAGGTAGTAGGTATAACAACATCACAAGATACATATGAATGGGACGAATCATATACAAATAAATTATTTGCTATAGAAGTAGTTTATACGGATGATATTGACACATATCGTGTTCAAGAAGTTATTCCTATGAATAACAATATAAAACAAATTCCACTCATTGGAGAAACTGTATTAATATTTCAGGGAGACAGCAATGTTTCAAATGATATTACTGGTGGATATCAATGGTATTATACTCCAACTGTTAATATACAATCGGCTATAGGAGATCAACAATTACCAACAGTAACTAAACATGAAGATAGAGATACAGAATTTATAGATGTTGTTAAAGACAAAAGAATATCTCCACTTCAACCGTTTAGAGGAGATTTATTAATTGAAGGACGGTGGGGAAATAGTATACGATTAGGTAGTACAATTAATTATAAAAATAATTATTCATTTGCTCCTACATGGAAAGGAGATACCGCAGGAGATCCTATAATTTTATTGTCAAATGGTCGAAAAAACAAACAGAAAAAAGAATTTATAATTGAATCATTAAATGATAATTCTAGTATATATTTAACTAGCACTCAAAAATTACCTATAGAAATTAAAGGATCTAAAAACTTAAGAGAGTCAAATTTTAATAAGTCTCAATTATTAGGAACTGCAGATCGTATTATTTTAAAATCAAAAACAAATGAATTTATTGCAGATTCTCCTAAATCTATAGTTTTAAATTCTCCTATGATTAAAATAGGAAATGATCAAGCAAGTATAGGTATTGCTAATACTGATGTTTTAATAGAAATCATAAATCATTTAGTAAATGCATTAATATCTGGATATACTGCTCCAGGAGGAGCTCCATGTGTATCAAATGGAGGACCTGAAATAATAAATGCAGTTCAAAAGTTATCACAATTAAAAAGTAAGAAATATTTTATAACTAAAGATTAATTATGGCAGTATCACCACCATTTGACATATTGACAGCATTGCCAGGATTAGCAATAAGTAAACTTCCTCCTTTATTGAGTAGAGTTAAAACACAATTAACAAAATTAGCTAATGAAGTAGTATCTGATTGTATAAAATTACCAGAAGACGTTTCTTGTGATGATCCTAGAATTACTGATATTAAAAAAAAATTAGATAATATATTAGATCTTATAGACAAGTTACGAGATATATTAAAAATATTAAACGTTATAGTTACCGCTTTGCGAATTGGAATATCAATAGGAAGCACTATAAAAAATTTATTATTAGTAGTACCATTACCAACTCCACCAGTTGCTAATGAAGCACTTCAGGTGCAAAATGAATTTTTAGCAAATGCAAAAAATGCTTTAAAACAAATTTCATTAATATTAACAGTATTTTCTGCAGCTATTGAAGCTACTTCGATGTTATTAACACAAGGTTTACAAATCTTAAGTCAAATTTGTGTTGATAGTGATGATGTTTTTACGGTTAATCAACAATTAAAAGATGCAATTGATTTAGAAATATTAAAAGAATTAGATTTAGACTCTGATATAGTATCAAAATATGGAGATAATATAACTACAGAATGGCATTCAAAATTAAATACTTCAAAAGAAGATAATACAGATAGATTAATAAAAGTAGATGATTTAGTAAATCAACAACGATCGTTAATGGAAAATTTAATTGAAGCTCCTAGTAGAACAATTGTAAATGACGACAATAATAAAAGTGGTAAGCCGGCAGATACCATTGGATTACGTGGTGATTATTATGTAGATAATACTCAAAATAAAATTTATGGTCCTAAAATATCAGATTCTAAGTGGCCTAGGGCTATAAATTACTAACAATAATATTTATTATAAAATAGAATAATTATGGAACAACAAAAATTTTTTAGATTTTTAAAAAAAACAATTCGAGAAGAAGTACGTAATGTAATAAAACAAGAATTATCTGAAATCTTAAAAGAAGGGTTACAGACAACTGTTAATGAATTAAAAGAAGAAAAATTACCAAAAAAGAAAATACTTAGAAAATCTGTTAAGAAACAACCACAGTTCAAAAAAACAGGTTTTGCTGATATTTTAAATGAAACAGAGATTGCTAGTGAATCAAGCACTGTTAGTAACTATGCTAATATAATGAACGAAAGTTACAATGATTTATCATTTTCTTCTGCAGATGCTCAAGGATTTGGAATGATGCGACAATCACAAGCACCTTCTGTTATGGAAGATCCAGATACTGGTAAGCCTATGCAAGTTACTGACACTGTGGCAAAAGCAATGACTCGAGATTATTCTTCATTAATGAAAGCAATAGATAAAAAGAAAAATAAATAATGGGATATAAAATAGAAACTATTACTGAACAAAATAATACTCCTGATATTGTATTAGGGTTTGATTCTGTATTTAGTAATAATTCTGTGTTTAAACCATTATATTTAACTGATGATCAAGCAGTTGCAAATCTTAAAAATTTATTATTAACAAGAAAAGGCGAGCGTTATGAACAGCCTAATTTTGGAACGGATTTATTAAATATTTTATTTGAACCTACTTATGATGAAATTAAAATTGATATTGAAGATATATTAACGTCTGCCATAAATTTTTGGTTGCCATATATCAATATTGAAAATTTAGATATACAAACTGCAGCTGACGATCCTAATTTATTGCATAATATTAAAATACAATTATCAGTAAGTATTTCTGGTTTTAGTACTAGAACAATTACAATATTGGCAGATGAAAGTGGACAATTGGAAATTAGTAGTAATACTAGTTCTGGAGCGTCTAGTAGTACTTCTACATCTACTGGTGGCGGTGGTGGTGGTGGAGGATATTAATTATATACGTTAAGACTATGGAAAGCAAAAAAGACATATCATATTTAGGTAAAGATTTTGGACAATTTAGACGAAATCTAATTAACTTTACAAAACAATATTTTCCTAATTCATATACTGATTTTAATGAATCATCTCCTGGTATGATACTTATGGAAATGTCTGCATATGTTGGAGACGTATTAAGTTATTATACAGATACAAATTTAAAAGAATCATTATTAGAACAAGCTACTGAGCGAGGTAATATTTTTGATTTAGCAAATACATTAGGATATAAAGCTAATAATTCAGTTTCTGGACATGTAACATTAGACGTATATCAATTAGTTCCTGCAATTGGATCAGGAGTTAATGTTGCTCCTGATTATAATTATGCGTTATCTGTTAAATCTGGATTACGTGTTAAACAAACTGATGGAAATGCTACTTTTAGAACATTAGATTCTGTTGATTTTAAATTTTCATCATCATATGATCCAACTGATGTAACTATATATGAATCTGATGATTCTACAAATCTTCCAATTTATTATTTATTAAAAAAACAGGTACGAGCAGTTTCTGGAACTGTTAAAATTACTAAATTTTCATTTACAGATCCAGTTGCATATGATAAAGTACTTTTAAATGAAACAAATATTATTGATGTAATTTCAGTTAAAGAGTCAGATGGAGATGCTTGGACTCAAGTACCATATTTAGCTCAAGATACAGTTTTTGAAGAAGTTGCAAATTTAGCTGAAAATGATCCAGAGTTGTCTGTATATAGATCTGAATCTCCTAGTTTATTAAAACTAAGAAAAACTTCAAAAAGATTTATAACAAGAGTTAGAAGTGATAATAAATTAGAATTACAATTTGGTGCTGGTGTATCGTCTAATAATGATGAAGAAGTTGTTCCAAATCCAGATAATGTAGGAAATGGATTGGCTGGATTTAGAAAAGAAATAGATGTAGACATAGATCCATCTAATTTTTTATTTACAAGAGCATATGGTCAAGCACCATCTGATACTACATTAACTATTACATATACTGTAGGAAATGGTGTTGCTGACAATGTAGAAGCTGAAACATTAACTGATATTGAATTTATTGAATTTGATGATGATATTAATTCTACAAGTAATACTTCAATTGTAAATTTTGCAAAAAACTCTATATCAGTTACAAATTTAGAACCAGCAACGGGTGCAAAAAGTCAAGACACATTACAAGATATTAAGAATAATACGTTAGCTAATTTTGCAACACAAAATAGATTAGTTACAAGAGAAGATTATATTATACGTTCATATTCAATGCCATCTAGATTTGGTAGTGTAGCAAAAGCATATATTGTACCAGATGATCAAATTCAACAACAAGATTTAATTGAATCTAGAGTTGCAAATCCATTAGCAATGAATTTATATGTATTAGGATTTAATTCTGCAAAAGAATTAACAGAATTAAATAATGCAGTAAAAGAAAATTTAAAATCATATTTAAATTATTATCGAATGTTAACTGACGCTGTTAATATAAAAAATGGATTTATTATTAACTTTGGAGTAGACTTTGAAATTTCAGTATTAACAAATTATAATAGTAATGAAGTATTATTAAAATGTATTGATTCTTTAAAAACATATTTTAATATTGATAATTGGCAAATAAATCAACCAATTATAAGATCGGAAATAACTAATATTATAGGAAATGTAAAAGGAGTACAAACAGTTATCAGTGTTTCAGTTCAAAATTTACATAAAACTAGTTTAGGATATTCTGGAAATCAATATGATTTAGATGCTGCAACAAAATCTGGAATTATATATCCATCATTAGATCCTAGTATATTTGAAATTAAATTTCCAAATTCAGATATAAAAGGACGTGTAGTATCTTATTAAGATCTATATTTATAGAAAAAAAGGAAAATTATGGGCGTTTTATCGACGAATCGAGCTCTAATAACATCGGGCGGATTAATATCAGCAAGTTTTGTATCTGATGTATATGACGTATTAACTGGAGCAAAGGAAGATACAGTTGTTATTTCTGGTTCATCTACAACACCTGGATTAAGTATAAGTGGATCATTAAATGTAAGTTCAACTATATCTGCGTCTTTTATTACAGGTAGTATTACTGGAAATGTTACTGGAGATTTAACTGGTACATCTTCTTTTGCTACTCTAGCTCTAACTTCATCATATGTATCTGGATCTTCAGTTGACGGTGCCGTAGCATCTGCTACATTAGCAACCACAGCTACTTCTGCATCGTATGTATCAGGATCTTCGATTGTTACTAGTACATTAACATTTGAAACTGGATCTTCTTTACCAACAGTTATAAATGGAGCACTCGCAGTATCATCTAGTGGAGATTTATATTTTGGAAGTGCAAGTGTATGGTATAAAGTAACATTAGGATAATAAAGGTTAATTATGTTTAAAATATTTTACGCAGAAAGTGATGCAACTTTATATGAACATAAAGAAACTACTAATACTGGATTAGATGAGATATTAGAAATAGGACAACGATTAGCTACCGATGGGACTGTATTAAAACGTTCTAGATCTTTAGTAAAATTTAATATGGGAGAAATAGATACAGCATTAACTAAATATTCTATAGGATTAGACAAATGTAAATTTGTTTTACAATTATTTACTAGCCATGCAAAAAATTTACCAGCAGAATATACTATAGATGCAACAATTGGAGCTCAGCCATTTACTAATGGTACTGGTTTTGAAAATTCAAATCCAATTGTATCAAATGGCGTACGTTGGGCAAAGCCAGAAGCATCATGGTCATTAGATAGTCAAACAGGAGAAAATTGGATATCTGGTAGTCAAAATATTCGTGTTAATAATTCTTCTTTATATGTTAGTGGATCTGGTTCTGGAGGAAGTTGGTTGTATCAAAGTGGTAGTGGAGTATTTAATTCTTCAATATTTAATCAATCATTTTTTCATCAACCTGGATTAGAAAAAAATGAATTATTTTCATATAGACCAACAGACATTCATATGGATGTAACTGATGCTATACAACTCTGGTTTAGTGGTAGTGGTGGAAATAGTATAGATAATAATGGATTTTTATTAAAATTATCAGAAACAGATGAATCTTCTAATAATCAATCAGATATTAGATTTTTCAGTAGAGAAACTCATACTATATATGTTCCTAGATTAGTGATGTTATTTGATGATTCAACGTATGATTCTACTTTAAATTTAGTTGATATTGATTCATTTGATTTACATACAAAAATAAAATCAGAATATAAAGATGTTGAGGTTACAAAAATTAGAATTTTTAGTAGAGATAAATTTCCAGTTAAATCGGCAACTAATTTATTTCCAATTGAAACTGTTAAACGATTACCAGAAACAACATTTTATGCTATAAAAGACGCTTCTACAAATGAATACATAATTCAATTTGATAATATTTATAATAAAGTAAGTTGTGATTCTACTAGCAATTTTATAGTTGTCGATATGAATAATTTTATGCCAGAACGTTATTATCATTTACAATTTAAAATAAAAGATGGAATCACAGAACAATATATTGATGATCAGATTTATTTTAAAGTAGTTAGATAATGGCAAAATTAAAAAAAAATTTTAAAGTTAATTTAGGAAAACAAGCTGTAAAAGGCGCTGTACAACAAGCTGTACAGCAAATAA